CGGACAAGGTGCGGACAGGTGTCGTTATCGTGGTCGCTCATACGCGTCGAGGGGTGACGGAGCCGGAGACGGTGAAGCCGTCGGGCAGGGTGTAGGAGTAGGTCAGGCCGACCCATCCGCCGGCGGCCACGAAGGGGTCGAGGTAGATATCCTTGGCGCCGTCTTCCGACAGGGCCTCGTGATAATGCCGGATGAGTTTGGGCATACGCGGGGAGGCGATCGCGGCCTTCGCCGACATGATGTCGCCGGTCAGGACTCGCTCATTGACCTCGTATAGTTCGGAGAGCAGGGCGGTCATTCCGTCCAGGTGCTGGAAGGCGCTCACGACTGGCCTCCCTTCTTCCGCAGCTCTTCGATGTCTTCCAGCGTGCGGATCCAGCGGGCGTGGTCGGTCTTCGACTCAATCTGCCAGTAACGGACGACCTCGCGGAGGCGCTCAATCTCGCGCTCCTTGTCGAGGATGATGTCGGCTTGCATCTTATTGACGTCGTCGAGGCGGTCGCAAAAGTTGCGGAGGGCGTTGGCGGCGGCGTGGAGGGTGCGTGCGTAGCTCCAGGGGAAGAGCCACCAAAAGGCGGGCTTTGAGTTAGGGCGGATGATGTTCATGGGGTCGTAAGGTTTATGGGAAGGGCAGGGCATTAGCGGTAGGATTGAAACTTATAGGTCGAGATGTCGCGGGGGGCGTACTTGCGCTTAAGGTGGCCTTCGTTCGCGAGCCAGCGGTAGACGACGGACTTGTCCATGCCCAGGGCCTGAGCGGTCTTGCCGGCCATGTAGCCGGTGGCCTTATAGACGGGCAGGATCTTCTCCTCCCAGCCGGTGTGATCGTGCTTAAACACCGTGCGGCCGTTGTGATGGTTCAGGCGGTGGCCGAGGATGCGCAGCCACTGGCGGATGCAGGAGCCGGTGATGCCGAGGCGGGCCGCGATGTCGTCGGCCCCGAGTCGCTCCTTCTCGTCGAGCTGCGGGAGTTGAGCGCGGAAGGCGAGGATGCGGTCAAACTTGAGTTTGCTCATGGCTACGCCGTTGAGCGTGTGCGTTGCCTTTACGCCGCGGGGGGCGTTGTGATGTCCTTTAGGCATGGTCTTAGGCTTTGGTCTTGTAAGGGCCGCGGCGCTTGAGGTTCGTCCAGGTCATGCCGGTCAGGTCGACCCATGTGCGAATCTTGCCGACCGAGACTCCGAGTGCATCGGCCGCGTCGGCCTGAGACTTGCCGGCGATGTTGAGGGCGTTCAGCTGCGGGAGCGTCTCGGCGAGACGTCGGGCGGCGTGGGGGAGGACAGGGCGGGACAGCGAGAGGACGCGGTCGCCGCACTTGACGAATGAGACGGGGGACTGGTTCATGGTTTTAGTGGGAAAGGGTTACTTGGCCGCGTTGATTTCGGCCTGTTGGGTAGACTCGTAAGCGACGACCTTGCCGTCGGTCTCGCTCTTCCATGCGCCGCGGAACTCGACGACCATGGAGAAGCGGTCGACGTGCTGGGCGATGCGCTTCTTCGCGATCATGGGGGCGAAGTCGGCCGACGTGGGGGCGTGGTCGAGGCGGGTTACGCGGAGGCGGTTGTTGCCGTACTCGATGCCGAAGAGTTCGTAAGACGCCCGGGCTCCGGCCTTGGCGCGGTGCTCCAGGATGACGGACTTGGCGGTTTCGAGGCGGTCGGCCTCCGTGATTTTGATGATACCTAGGGTGCTCATGGTGTGGTGTGGGTGGAAATTAGCGGGCGCGGCGGATGACCTTGGCCTTGACCGGCTCCGGGCCGTTGATGGCGCGGGCCAGTTCGGGGCCGCAGAAGGTGACGACGGCGAGCCAGCCGAAGATGATGAGGAAGGAGAGGGCAATTAGGGATTTCATGGTTTTAGTGATCGGGAGATTAGCGGGTGAAGCGGGCGACGATGGCGGCGTGGGCAGGGGAAGCACCGTCGACGGCGAGACCGGCCTTGAGGAAGGCGTGATGAACCTTGCGACGAGCGGCGACCGAGGCATCGCGGAGAGAGTGTTTGTATTCCATGCTCCAGTAGAAGCCGACGCCGATGTAGGCGGGCGTTCCGACGAGCTTCATGTCGGCGAAGAAGATCGCGGAAAGGGCTTCGTGGGGCAGTGCGTTAAGGTTGATGCTGGAGGTGGTCATGTGTTTGGTGGTGCTCGACCATCCTCATGCCGTGAATGCAGTCCGTCAAACCTTTTAATCGAAAGTTTCAACAGGGGGTCTTTAGGGGTCAAACCCAGCCCGTGGGTCGCCCATAGGACACCCCTTTAAAGGCCTCTCCGTGCCCTTCCTAGGCGTTTTGACGGCGGGAACGCACGAAGACCGCCACCCCTACCCCTAGACACCCCACGGCCAAGGCCCAGCCAAGGTCGCGGACGGCTTTCAGGGCCAGCGTCGCGGCGCTCATGTTGGCCTCTAGGTCTTTGGAGTCCGACTTCAGGCCAGCGTCCGTCACGATCATGACCAGGGCGTCGGTCGATTGCAGTTGATTGAGGACGTAGCCGGCGATGTACGCCGACGAGAATGCCGTCAGGCCGGCGAAGGCCGTAAGCAAGCAGACCGCGAGGAGAAGGTTAGCGCTTCCGCTTTCCCTTGGCTTTGCTTTTTGCATTCGGTTTGACCCCTTTCTCGATTGCACCGACTTCCCGCTCGGCTCGGGCTTTGATGGCCCGCATGAGATAGTCTAGACATTCCGGCGCTGCGTAACCCGAGGCTCCGACGACGGCCATTTTCAGACCAGGGGAAGCGATATGATCCTGCACGCCGTAGCCGACTAGCGCCGCGGTGATGGCCGCAGCTCCGACGCGACGAGCGACCCACCAAAACGAGACCGGCTCCTGTGAAAGGAGAAGACGGGCGACCATGGCCAACCCGCCCAGGACTCCGGCCACGACCCCATCTTTCACTTGCGAGGGAATTGACTCCGGGTCGATTGGCGAGGGAGGGCTCATGAGATGCGGGGCGGCTTGGCGTTAGGCTCCAGCAGCACGCGGCGGTAGTTCTGCGACCAGAGCACGGCGCAGATCATCTTGCCCGTTCGGTCGACTTCGGACTCTGACATGCCCGGATGGGCGAGGTGGGTAACCTCGTGAATTAGGACTTCAAGGGAACGCCGAGCGCCAAGCCTTGGGTCAATCTCCAACTTGTTCTCGCCGATAAAGGCCTGCCCCCAGGCACGTTCACGACCTAGGCGACGGCTCACGACTTTGACCTTAGGCTTGCGGCGGGACATCGTCGTGGGGTTTGTTGACCGAGTCGCGCACCTTGTCGGCCAGCCACCAGAGACCGAGGCCAGAGCAGATGAGCAGCGTGCCGCCGGCGATGTACTCGAAATAAGGCGAGTCGATGATGAAGGGGACGGAACCGCAGAAGGCTCCGCACAAGAGCAGCGGGATGCCGATACGCGGGCCCATGAAGGCGGTCGTCAACGCACCGATCACGGCGAGGCCCGCACCTGTCAGCGTCCAGATATTGTTTGAGGCTTCCTGCTTCACGCGGATGACCTCGGCGGTCAGGTCTTCGATGCGCTTATCCTTCAGGCCGGAGACTCGCTTGGCCTCGGCTTGGTCGGCTTCCAGTTTCTCCCAGGCCTTGGTCACGGCGGTGGCGAGTTGACGACCGAAGGCCATTTGCTTGGCGTAGTCGACGGGGTCGGCCTTGGCGGCCCGGGCCATGCTGAAGGCGACGTCGGCCTCGGGCGGGGCGGGGAGATAGGACTGGGCTAGGCGCGACTCGGCGACCACGACCTTAGGCTTGTCGGCGTTCTTCTCGATGGCGACGAGGGACGCGGCCACGCGGTGATCCGTCTTGTCGAGGTCTTTGCCTAGGGTCTGGACGACCGAGGGAGTCGTCGGCGCGTCCGGCTGCTTAGGCAGGGGAACGTCCGTCGGCGACTTGCGGAGCAGACTGCACCCGGTCAGGGCCGCGAGGGCGATGACCAGGGACAGGCGCACGGCTTACTTCCCTTTCAGGGCGTCGAGGAGCGAGCGGGCCTTAGACTCGGCGGACTCCAGCTTCGCACGGTTCTTGCGCGAGATCAGGATGCCGGCGACCAGACCGACGGCGAGGGCGAGGAGATGGGTAATCATTTTGCGGAAGGGGGAACGTAGTCAGTGACGACCGGCTTGACGGTCAGGACAGGGAGGCTCGTGGCGATGCCTACCTTAGGGTCTTCGACGGTAACCAGGTTGCCGCGCACGCCGGCCAGCAGCTGCTTGCCGTTCTTAGCGTCAGGGATGAAGATGTAACGGGTCATGGCTTAGAAAGAATTGTAAAGGACAGTCCAGCCCATCGCCTGAAGATCTGCGATCCAAGACGGAAGGGCAGAAGAGTCTAATGCCTCATTCGTTCCGCCGGACATATTCAGATAACCATTGGTCTGGCCGTAAAAATACGCGTTGGAATAGATGAAACTGCCAAAAGAATTACAGTCAGTAATGGCGCAGTTCGACAGGTCGGCATGATAAATAGTATGGCTCCCGTTAAACGAAGGCGCGGTCGTCATGGAAGTGCAGCCAGTAATCACGAAATAAGTCACGACTCCGGCGCTCAGGTTCGGGGCCGAGGTAATCGGAGAGTTCGTGATCGTCACACTGCTAAGGGCAGAACACGACACAAAGGTCGGCGTCGTGGCCATGGCCGTGTTGTTGGTCAGGTTGACGGTTGAAAGAACGGTGGCGTAGTCAAAGGAAGGCCCAGTCGTAATGCTGCAATTATCAAAGCCGCATGCTACCAGCGAAGTCACGGTGAAGGAAGGCGGAGAGGTGAACGTGCAACCGTAGAATCCAACAGAAACAAGGTTGCCCGGGAGCGTGCCGACGTCAGGCCAATAGTACGCGGTAAGCGTAGTTAAGGAAGTGTATGCAGAGATTCCCAAGACGGCCCCAGAATTGCCGGTGCAATTAAGCGCGGTCAAACCAGCAGGGGCGCTTGCGACGACCGTACCGAAGCCGTCAATCAGGACGCTGCCTCCAGTTACAGACCAAGAGGCGATTGAGGTGACCCCCGTTGCGATCTGCGTGAATGCGGCCACGCCAGGGATGCGGATCCAGTTGCCGTTGATGCGTCCGTAGACGAAGTTGTCTTGCGGTGCTTCAGGGACTCCGCCGCCGCCGGAGGCCACGACCCATGCGCCGTTATTGCGTCCGTAGGTCTGGCTGTCCGAGGGGGAGTCGTTAACCGTGGACATCGTGCCGAGTCCAGAGATGTCCGTGTTCGACAGCGTGATGGCTCCCGTGCGGCCAGCCACGGAGGTGACAGGGGCCGAGGTGAGGAAGCCCGAGGGGTTACCCGTCAGCGGATAGTAGGTCGTCGCGGCGGCGGCGGTCGTCAGGTAAGACGACATGCCGGAAAGGGTCTGGTAGGTCGAAGCCGCGGTGCTGACTTCGAGCTTGGAGTTAAGCGCCGTGGCTAGGTCGGTCTGGCTGCCGAGGGTGCCGGTGATGGCTCCCCAGGCCACGGAGGTCGCAGGGGTGACGCCGCCCACGTTGACCACCCATGAGGCGTAGGTTCCCGACCCGGTGTGGTTATTGATGTCAACGGTCAGGACGCCCGTGCCCGAGTCGTAGGTGAGCACCTCGCCATGCATATGGTTAGATGCGTTATAGGAAATCGTGATGTTCTGGGTCGGCGTGTACGATAGGCCCGTGCCGATGGTCAGGGTCTTGTTCGCGTTGTTGATGGTCAGGCTCGTCGTCGAGCTCGTGAGGTAACGGTCGCCGGGAATGAGGGTCGAAAACGAGGCGTCGTAGTTCGTGCCCGAGTTCTTGGTCAGGACTTGGCCGACCGTGCCGCCACTCGGGAGAGACGATCCAGCCGGGAAGGCGGTCGTCTGAATCGACGCGTCAGGAAAGACGATGCCCTGGGAAGGCTGAATTGTGAACTGGCCGTGGCCTGACTGGTTAAGGGTCAGGAAGGTCGAGCCGAGGTTGGCGACGTTGGCGCCGGAACCCTGAGCCGTGACGCTCGCAAAGGTCGGGCCGTTTAGGGCGCCGAGCTGGAGGTTGTCGCGGGCCAAGGCGAGATTGGTCAGGCCGTCGAGATTGCCCGCCTTGCTCAGGTAGGGCGTAAGCGCCGAAGAGGTGATGTAGCCCTGAGACTGAACCCAAGCCTCGGTCGCGTAAGCCGAAAGGTTGATGGACAAAAGCCCAGATGTGACCGATAGGGGGGAGGAGACGCTGGAGATGAACGGATTGACCGTGACCCAATCGGTTTCGTAGGAGACCCCAGAGGTCTTCTGGAGAAACTGGCCTGAGCTGCCGCCAGCGGGAACGCCGACGCCGGGAGCACCGGGCACGCCTGGGATGCCTTGACTGCCGGCGGGGCCGGCGGGGCCTTGAGCACCAGGGGTGGCGACAGTGCCGGAGAGGGTTCCCGCGATCAGGGAGTTGAATGTGCCGTTGATGGTGGCCATGTTAAGCTTGAGTGATGGTCTCTTGGATCTGCACGCGGAAGATGGTCGAGTGCGTCACGGGGCCACCGGGAAAGGTAAAGCGGATGTCCCAGCTCGCGAGGCCAAGGCCCCAGCTGGAGGTGTCGCCGACGTAGGTGGCCGTGAAGGACAGGCCATTGCCGGCCAAGACGACGGTCAGGTCGTAGTCCTTGCCGGAGCGGTCGCGGAGGGTCGAGGTAACGGTCGTGCCGATCAGGTTGGCGGGCTCGCCGGCTCCAGGTACCCACGTCCAGACGCTGGAGAAACTGTCCCCTCGGGAGAATACGGCGGTGTTAGAGCAGCTCATCGGGTCTTCTTAATCCTGCCCAGATTGGCAAGGGGATGGTTTAGGGGGGAACCTCGGTCAGGTTGCCGATGCTTACGATGTACTCAAAGCCCGGGGTGTAGGACTGGCCGAAGTTAAAGGCCGCGCTTGTCATGGCAAAGGTGGCCGTCGTCGTTTCGACCGTCTCTCCGATCAGTTCGTCCTTCTGGTCTTCGGTCAGGGTCTGAGTCGCCACAAAAGGGCCCGCGGCGTTCCACTCGACAAAGGTTCCAGGGTTAGCCGTAAAGGGCGGGCTGTCTCCCGTGAAGTACGGAGAGCGAACCCCTTGCGGAAAGGCAGTCGTGCCGGTGATGTTGGACGGATTAAAGTCCGTCCTGAGCATGGTCTTTTGAGCGCCTAGGAATACCGGCCCTTCATAGACTACGTTATAGGTGTCAGCGATGATTGAAGGCGCAGGAGGGACTCCTGGCGTACTAATCCTTCCGCCCTTAGCCAGGGGGATGCCTACCCCCGCCCCCGTCCCAGTGATGCACAGGACAGGCGCACGCAGCCGAGCCCATGTCTTGAGGGCCGTGGGCATCAGATTCGGGCGTAGTAATATCTAGCCGTCTGAGCACCAAGCTTGATGCGGTCGGCCCATAGCGACCCGGTCACATACTGGTCTACCGTGAAAGCGTCCCCAGGGAGTTTGAAAATCTTCGCGATCTGGAGATAAGCGAAGTCATCGGTATCCGGGGGGATGGTCAGGCCGGTGCTGTAGATCCGCGGGTAATGATCGTTAGGGTCGGAGGGGTCGGGCACATCGTCGGGGAAGACGTCCGTGGTTTCGTTAATGCCCACGCGCAGGAAGATGATTGAAGAGGTCGTGCCGTTGAAGTCGACGAGGAGACTCGACCCTGAGGGCAGCGCGTCCATAAGCTGCCAAGACTCGGTCGTCGCGTTGAACACGGCGGGCGTGATGTTGTTAATCTTGCCCGTGCAAATCTCGTAGGTCGTGAAGCCCCCGCCCTCGTCGGAGTTGAAAGTTACGTTCTTAACCCTGAAGGGAAAACACGAGTCTTCGTAAAGGTTGTTAATCCAAGGTGCCCAGGGCTTCTCAATCGTCAGGTTTGTGCCTAAGCTCGACGATTTAAAAGTGTATCCGACTCCAGGTTGGATGCTCATGCTTACGCGGTGCGGTAGACGTTAGGCGGCCAACCTTCGCGAGAATAACGGATTTCGTACATGACCTTGAAGATAGTCCCATACTCCTCGACGTTGACCTGAGAGAGAAGGTTCACGGGGCCATACTTCCCGCTGCCAGTGTCGCCCCATGCAGGGACAAGCGTAAAGGATCCCCATACTCCCGTCGCGTTAGAAGAGCCCAGGTAGTCGACGATGATTCGCGCCGACTGCTGGTTGATTACATAGATCACGCCAGTGTAAGTAGTCGTGGCCGCGAGGTACTGCGTCTTTCCGTAGAGCTCAGGGACTTCAGGGTCGACGAAACCGATAAAGCGTCCGCCCATTCCAGTCTCGAAACAAGCGCCGTTATATCCTTCAGACGAAGGCACGGTCACCGGGCGGCCGGTGTCGACGTTGATGACGTTCACGGGAGGCCCGAGGGTCGAGTCGTCGTAAGCGCCGCCGAAGTTAGCAGGAAGGCCGGCCAATGCCCCACCGGAGAAGCCCGTTTCAGGCTCGAAGAAATTGGGGTGGGTCGTGATGTTCTCCGCGGTCAGGCCATTGGCTGCCGAAGTGTTCGCGTTACTCCAGGCTCCGCTATTGATGGCCGGGTCGAGCCCGACGTAGTCGACCTTCACGGTCTTGTACTGAAGGTTGTCGTAGCTGATGCTGGACTTGTGGGCCTTGAGATAAGTCAGGCCTCCGAAGTCGAGCGGCTCGCCGCGTTGAGTCACGGCCACGGCGGTCGACCAGTCGCACTTATAAGTCGCGGTAGCTGTCACTAGGCCGAAGCCGTCCGACATGATGGTGATCCCCGGCTGAATCATTTCAGCCCCGAGAGCGTTGCCAGTGTTTACAATTGCCATGGTAGATTAGACGGCCCCCATCTTCTGGAGGGTGAGCGGGACGGCCTCCGTAAACGGAGAGGGAACCATGCCGCCGCGATTGATAAGGGACTGTTCCTGGAGGATGATCTTAATCTCTTCGAGGATTTCATTCTGGCGGGTCATCTTCTCCATGACCGGGTTGGCGCCGACTCCGACGACCGTGCCGAAGCCGTCAGGGCCCTTGAACGTGCCGGCCTTACCTTCGCTCTGCAAGGCTTTTGCGTCTTGCTCGGCCAGAATCTTGGCATACTCGGCTCCTTCAGGGGATTCTAAAAACCTGCGGACTGCTTCGCCCTGGATGTCTCCACGCTTTGCCAATTGGTCGACGCTAGGGATAGGCCGTTGAGACGCCACAGCCGCAGACATCTCCTTGGAGACGATGCTCTTTCCGGCCTCAGTCTCGGTCAGGAACTGGCGTGTCATCTCTTCCTTGCCGGCACGGATTAGGTTGAGCTCTTCTTCCCTCTGCTTCTTGGCCTTAAACAAAGTAGCCATGCGCTTCTCTTCAGAAGACGCAAAAACGGTTTCGCCCTTGGCGATTAAGTCTAGGCCTTCCTTGGCGTCCTGCTTTGCTTTTGCGATAGCGCCGGAGATCAGGCTGATTGTGCCCTGAAGGAGAACCATCGGGGCGGTGAATCCGAGGAAGATGTCCTTGAACGCGGTCGAGAACTTCTTCTGGATGTCCTCGACTTGCTTGGAGAATGAGACGACGGCGCTCTTCGACTTCTCCATGGCTTGGGGGACGTCGGAGGTCGTCTTGATGTTTACGGTAAGGTCTTGGGCCATGGCTCTTTACCCTGCCGGATTGGCAACGGGGGCTTGTCCTTCTGCGGCCTTCATCTGCTCTTCGATATAGGCCTCCTCCTCCGGCGACATGATCGCCACGTCGACGCCCTTACGCATGGCGAAGGCCGCGTTGAGCCATACGGCCTGGCACTCGGGCATCTCCCACGCTTGCTTATATGGGACGCCGTTCGCCACTAGGTTCGCGACGATGCTCATCGGCCAGGGCATGCCCTTGTTGCCTCCGTTTTTCTTCGCTTCCTGCTCCCAGAACTTGGGCCAATCGTCGATCAGTATGTAGCCAGCGAAGGCAGTCAGGAGCATCTCAAACTTTGCCGGGTTGGCGTTTAGGCGAGACAGGCGCAGCCGGTCAATAAGGCCGACCTCGCCCAGCGGTTCCTCGGCGCATACCTGACATGCGAACAGCAGATCGGCAGGAGTGACGCCGCGGGAGCCGGTGACCAGCGGGGAGTCGAACGCATGCAGACGCACGCGGTACTTTAAACACCAGGGGTAAAGAGTTCGACCCAGCAGCTTGAACGGCGCCGGGTCGACTTGACTGTCTAGGAAGCGACGATCTAGCACTCCCTTGAGACTACGCCCCTTTAGGGGGTGTCAATTAATAGGTGATCTCTTCGAAGGACTCGGCGGTGATGGACACCGAAACGAACCCCTTACTAGAACCACGGTCGTCGACTTTTGTCACCACTCCCGAAAAAGCAACGGAAGCGGAGCCGCCAGGATAAGCCGAAGCGGTCTTGGCCGTGAAGGAGATGCTAGTGCCGAGGGCAGGGATAGAGCTGGCCTTGGCCACGCCTTCGACCATGAGCTCGGAGCGTCGGTCGTCATAGCGAGCCGTGATGGTCAAGCCGCTTTCGTTAACGACCGTGCCGGTGTTATTGAAACCAGAGGTGACCGTGTAACTTTGCACGAAAAGGGAGGCCTGTTGGCCTTCGCCGATTCCATAGAGGCAAACGATGCCTGTGTTTACTGCGCTCATCTTACTCCTGCCCTAATTGGCAACCTCACGCCGGGTCGAGACATGTCAGGATATCGAAGGCAAACGAGGTCGCCCAGGAGCGCTCGTCGATTCCCTCGTCTTCCGACCGATAGGTGACGTCGTAACAAAGGGCGGCGCCGCCGGCGGCGAAGGCGGCTTGGATCAGGCCGACGCTCTTCATGCAGTCGGACAGGTCGGCGCAGCGCTCGCGGTGAACGGCCAAGGTCGTGTCGTCGGCGTTCGAGAACAGGGTGACGCGGACGGAGCAATCGTAATTGCCGAGGCCCTCGGGGAGGTCGCCAGGGGCCCGGGCGGAGTCGCAAAGGACGACGGCCTTAGGCAGGGTCTGCGTCGCGGCGCTGTCCCCGGTCAGGATCTGCACGCCGGCGAGGCCGGTCTGGGTGGAGAGGTAGGTCGCGAGGGTCTGCTCGACGACGTGGCGGATGGAGTTGGCCATGGTTATTTCTTGTTAAACTTGTTTACGGGCTTCTGCATACGGTAACGGATCATACCGGGCATCTGCTTTACCCGGTTGCCGTAGACGAGCCCAAGCGTGTCGGCTTTATCGGCGATGCCGTTGATGTTGCCTAGCATGTTGGTGACGGAGGCTTCGGCCAGCTTGTCGGTGAAGTTGGTCTTATTGTTCCCAGGTACTCCCGTATGCAAGGTAATCCAAGTGGCCGAACGTAGCTTGGCCCCGGGCTCGCCCTGCTGGCCGTTCATGTCCTTGGGGCGGGGGAGACTGGCGAGGGCGCGTGCCCAGCCGGACTTAATTGCCCCGACCTGACGCTGGCGGCGCTCAATGTATTCCTGCAACTGGGTCTTATCCTGGACGAGCAGCTTGGCCGATACAGGCCGAGCACCTTTAGGGATGCGCCCGCCGAAGCGGCCTTTGACCTGGTCATGGATTGGACGGAAGTCGCGGACGAAACCTTGGGTTCCGTACTCGCTCTTGACCGGGTTAGCCCGGTTCAGGAAGTTCCTAGCCTTAGCGAAGGCCCGCTGCTTATCCGCGTCGGCCGCGATCTTCGCGAGAATGCTGCGCTGGCCTAGCATGCCCTGTAAGGCTCCGCCGTCAGTCAGTCGGGAGAATGTCCCGAAGTCGCCAGTCTTGACCGCGAAGGCAATCTGGTTGACCAGGTTCCCCGCCACGCCGCGGGCCGAAGTATCGTTTGCCGCCACGAAGATTTTGGAAACGTCCCCGGCGACAGCGCCAAGGCCCGCACGCTTGGCCGCAGGGGTAAGGCCTCCGCCGCCGGCAGGGACTAGCGGAGGGGTGAAGATGGCCGCGTCCTGACAGGCAAGCATGGCCTGCTCCAGGACGGCGTCGCGCATGGTGATCTTAGTCTCAGCTGCGAACCGGCGACAGGCCTCCACGAACTCCGCAAGGGACTTCGGCTCAATGGAGACCTTGCTAGGCATTACTGGTTATCGTCGATAACGACGAGGGTAACCCACGCCGACCCGGGCTTGTAAGTCTGGGTAGTTACGCGGACGTTCTTCCCGCCGGCCACGATCTTCTTTCCCTGGGCAAGGGAGGGGATGGGGGAGCCGGAGACGACGATGGCGCTGGATGCCCCAACGGAGCCGTCTGGGAGGCTCCAGGAGGCCGTAGCGGCGGGGAGGCGGACGTTGTACTGGGTTCGCTCCATGTAGCCCCCAGGCTCGAGCACCGTCTGGACGGCGGGGTCGGAGATGAGGCACTTGAATGTAATTGCTCCAGAGTTGGCCGACCCGGCCACGCCGAAGTCCGCGATCATCTCCTTAGCATCGGGGAGGAACTCAGCGTACAAACTCATAACCCTGCGGAGATTGGCAAACAGGCACAAAAAAGGGGCCCCTTGCGGAGCCCCCGTTTGTTTACTGTCAGGCCGATTAGGCGGCGGTGACGTAACGGACGGCCGAGGTGCCGCGGCCCTTGTTCGCGCCGATGAGGATCTGAGCGATGCAACGGATGTTGCCCGTTTCAGCCTGACCGACGAGAACCTGGACGGAGAGACCCGACTCAGCAGTGGCGACGCTGGCGTTGAAGCCGGCGATTTCAGCCATCGGAACACCAGTCGCCACGAGGAGCGAATCCGGGCCCATGGCCACGCCCGCGAGATTCTCGACGTTCGGGATCTGGTTCCACTGGTAGATGTCCATGCCAGCGACCTGACCGACGTTGCCGGTGGTGACGATGGTGTTGGCGCTCGGGTTGAGGGAGCTGACGAGGGAGGCCGAGTTGCGGAGGCTCTTGAGGTAGCCGTTGCCGAGGAGGAACGAGCGGGGCTCGCCGGCCTTGGCCGTGTCGAGGAGGAACTGAGCCTGGGTCACGTCGTCATAACCGAAGTCGCCGATAGCGACGATTTCTTCGGTAGCGAAGTTGGCGGTCGTGAAGACGGCGCCGATTTCTTCCCAGCACTTGTCGACGATGGCCTGAGCGGCGGTCTTCGCGTAAGCGTTGATCAGGTACTGCATGCCGTACTCCTGGATGTCGAGGGGGGAGAACTCGTCGACGTACTTGAAGTGCTTCAGGGTGACCGAGGAGGAGGTCATCGTAGCGCCGTCAACATCCGCGAGGGTGTTGGTCGCCTTGTTGAACTC